AACGTCTAAACGAGTAGGAATAGAGTCGTTGTTAATGGTGTATTGACGAACTACACGCATTGACAGACCGATTTCCTTGTCGCTTGCACGACCTGCAAAGTGAACACCTTCTGGCAGCTCTAAATCAGCTACCGCAAGGCAAAACGCATTGCGGTGCATGATGATGTTTTGTGGGGAAACTGTGCCAGATTGGTTGAAGAATGTAACTGCCTGTCCACTTGCAGGTGAAGGGATAGATACGTTCTGGAACTGACCAGCAGTAATAACAGCAGGAGATACGTTAACTTGGATTGTGCCACCAGAGCCAGAAACAGCTTGGTTTACAACAAAGTTACGCAACTTGTTAGAGCCGTAAGCTTGACGGTTCTGTGGGTTAACTGCATAAACGCCAGCGATTGTGAATGTATCGCCTTGGTTCAAGCTAACACCGTTAGTCAATGTCAAGGTAATTGTGCTAGAAGCAGCCCAACCGCTTGTCAAGAAACCAGCAGCAGTAGATGTGTTAACAGTAGCAGAGCCAGCAAAAGAACCGAATGTGTGTGCTACCACGTTCTGATCCATCTTCCAGTTCATACCAGCAGAGTCACGACCCATCAAGCCTTTACGATACTGTTCGCCAATAGCTTCTTGTGGAACGAACAAACCTTTCAAGCTGTCAACGATAGTTGCAGATGTGAATGGCTCAACAATACAGCTTCTACGGCCATCACGTGGTGCGCCTTCAGAGTCAAGGTAAGCAGCAGCAGTCAAATAGGTGATCAAACCTGTTGGTGGAGTGCCAGCAGTTCCTACGATGTTTGCTGTGTTGTTAGCAGCTTGCAATGTGCCATCACGGTCAATTTTGTTGGCGATAGCAGCAACAGCAGGCTTCAATACACGATCAGAGAACATATCAAGGCTCAAAGCGAGGTCTTGAGTTGTGAACTGAGTATCAACGTGGAATTGTGTTGACAAAGTTACAGGCACAGAAGTTTCGTTGAAATCTTCTACGTTCAATGCTGGGCCTGTTGTACCAATAAAACGACCTGGCTTACGTACGTTTACTGTGTTACCAATTTTGCCACCAACTACGGCAAATTGATCGTCATAGTTACGATCTACTTCAGATGTGAATGTTAATTCGTTTTCCAAGACCATCAATGCTTCGTTAGTGATCTTGGAAATGGTTAGCAAATTATTTGCCATGATTATTTCCTTTATGTATATTTAAATGGGTATTTCAGCGAATCCTCTTAGCTTGTCTTGCAGCTTTCCATTGAGCGTATGTGCCGTGAAATTGACCATTTGTGTCAACTAACACGTCAGACGTTCCTTTTCCTGCTGTAAGGGGCTTAATCGGTGCTGGAGCTTTACTACGAGCAACAGGTTCGCTTTTGACTTCAGCCTGAGCTTCTTTACGCTCAAACTGAACTTCCAATTTCCCTAATTCTTTAAGAGCTTTATGAACAGGCATTGATGCTATTTTTTGCGCTAATTCGTCATTTGATGCCAATTCATATAGGATTTGTGGGCCTACGTCAGATTCTAGAATCGCATCCTTGACTTCATCACGGACTTGTACGGTACTAGACTCTACTATGTCATCAAAATCAGGCAATTCAGCTTTTACCTTTTCGAGCTTTTGAGTCCACGACTTAATTACTTCGTTTCTCTGTTCCTCGATCTTGCGTTGCTGTTCTGCTTTATCACGCTCCATTAATGCTTTTTCAGCACTCCACTCAGCCAATGCTTCTGCATATTCATCAACATTGTTAAATTGCGCCCTAGAAGGTTTTTCACCTACAGGGTCAGCTTCTTCTGCTTTGGGGGGTGTTATCTTGCTCTCAAGTTCTTGAAGTTTGGCTTGCAGGGCTTCTTTTTCGGCTTCAGCTTGTTTAGCACGTTTAGTTAGCTCTGAAAATCGCTTTTCAAGTTTTGGATTTTGTTTAGGCTTGTCTGTTACTTCCGCTTCTTCTTCTGCCTCTGGTTCACTCTCAGCTTGAGCTTCAACTGCTGGCTCTGTGTCAGGAGTTTCCTCAACTGGCGCAGCCTCAACAGGAGCTTCATCACTAGCTAAACCTAATTTTTCAGCATGGAAATCAGCTAAATTTTCTGATGTAACCACGTTACTGGCTAATCTTTCTTGCACATCTGACATGAGTTTTTCCTCAAGAATTTACCTAATCAACCCGATTAGTAAGGTATTGCAATCATTCAAACTTATTACTTTTTGAACGATTTTGTTGCCCTTCTATGACTTGCAAATTAGATACAACGTGCAAGCCACTAACATTCTTACCCTGCAATGGAATAATGTGATCAACGTGATACCAATCACCTGTCACCATTCCCAAAAACTTTGCTGCATCGTAAAACTCTTGAATTTTGATTGGATCATTATCCCAAGCCATAACTCTTTTTAATTTTGCGCCACGATACTTTGCGGTTTTTGCTGCATTTTTTTCAGGAAATTTCGCTGTCCATTCTTTAATATAAGAATTGACCTTTTCACGATTTTTTTCCCTATATTTCTTTTAATACTCAGCGTGTTTGCCAACATTTTTGGCTCTCCACTCTGCTTGATACTCTTTAGTTTGCATACAAATTCATTTATAACATTAATGTTGCGTATTTACAACACTAAATAGCTCTTTCAACTGCTTCAGCTTGCGCTTCTTTACCAGTAGTTTTATTGATGTGCGCCAAGACCAAAGCCAATTGCGCTTTAAGTTCTTCAATTTGTAGCTGAGTCTGTGTCTTAATAATCGTATCTTGAGCCGTGGTTTCAACACGCATCTCTGTATCGTGCGCTTTAGTATGCTGGCGCATCAATTCACGCTTGGTTTCAGCTTCTTGTTTAACGCCTTCAATATCTTGACGTTGCTTGATCATCATCTGCAACTGAGCATTTTCTTGCTGTAGCTTCTGTAATTGAGCTTTGCCCATTGCCATCTGCATTTGAACCTGTGGTGGAACTGGTGATTTCTCATCAATTTGCGCCATAGGATTGATCGCTGCCAAACGATCTGCAATGACTTCTGCGCCAGGGAAATCTTGGTTTCTAAACCACAAATCGCCAATCTGTTGCATGAGTTTAGGATCAGCAGCAAGGATTGTAGCCATAGAATCAGCAGCTTCTTGACGTTTAGAATTGTAGCCAGGGCCTGTATCCATCACAACGTCATATTCGCCTACGGTTACGTCATTTAATACTTTAGACACGCCTTGTTCGTCTTGACTACGCTGATTAATTGTCACAATTTCAGGCTTGCCGTCATCACCAATAATACGCATTACACGCTCACGGTCATAAATCTTAGGAATTAAGTCAAGAATGATGCGACCTGTGTGACGGATAGAACGAGTCAGATTGTCGTAATAGTGGAAATTGGTCATATCCACTTGCATTTGCTGACCCTGCATTGCTTTGCCTGTCATCATGCCAGTAGGAAGTTGACTAGGATCAAAAATACCTATGACTGCTTGTAAGTCTTGGTTCATGCCAGCTAATGCAGTCATTACACCTGCTGGTGGTGGCTCTGGCTGTAAGCGTGTTGGAGCTGGAGCTGGTCTGCCTTCAATGTCTGTCTGCTTGTAACGCAATACAGGCATCGCTTTGATGTTAGCCATTGCCCATTCGTTCTCATGTCCTTCGTCTTGACCTTCTGCTAAGAGCCATTTTGCTTTAGGGGCAAGAGCTACAGTTTCAGTCAGCGCAGTTGACCAATAGTTATACATACGCTGTGGGTCTTTAGCCATACGAACAAGACCAAATTTCTTGTGCTTATCGTCAACACGCACTTCTTGACCATAAGTAGGCACAATTGGGATAAATTTACCTGCCCATTCGCCTTCTTCTAGGATTTCCATAGCGGTTAACTTGCACCACTTAATCTTTTTTTTCCAAGTTTCACGCTTTTCAATAATAGTAATGCCAGAAGCCTCTAAAACGTCTTTAGGGGGCATTTCGTCTTGATAAACTGTAGTGCCATCAGATAACTGAACTAAATGGGTTTTGATGCGTTCTGTGTAGAAATACTCGGCTATGCGTATATCTTCTTTCGTAACCCATTCCGACTCCGTATCTCCCGTTCCTCTACTGGAAAATCCTTGCTCAGATTCAGCGTTGGGATACATCTTTTTGAACACATTTTTGCTGATAACGGTAGTAACCAGGCATTTTTCAGCATCACTACCATCGGGGAGAGTGCTATTAGGGTCAAAATAAACAGTAAAAGGATTTTCAATTGGTCGAATATAGATTTCTTGGTCAAAGCTGTCCTCTCTTACATAGTCTGTCGTAATACGCCAGTAGCCCCAGCCCATCTTGACTGCATACTCAAAAGCATGGTCATAGGCAGAGTCAGCATCAGATTGATTCTCAATGTGACGAGTAATGCCTGTAATGATCTCAGCTACTTTCGCATCTGATTCATTGTTCATGCCATGCACTTTAATGCGTGGGCGTTGTTGACGTTGCTGATTGCAGATTTGACGAATATAAGCATCTAGCTTATTGATTGTCAGACATGGGCGAGCTTCTAATACACGGCTATTTTGCACATCTACAGGCCATTGATCGCCTGCTGCAAAGCGCACATCGTCAAGAGCTTCAGCACGATTGTTGCTGTCAGAGTCATTACACAGTCGTAAAAACTGCTTGGCTTCTTCTATTCTGCCATCTGATTGTTCGTCTGCAACTCTATCGTATGCCATAAGATTCCTTATTCTTTGCCCGATTTTAAGACATTTGTTGTGTTTTTACTACACATTTTAGCCCATCCATGAGCTAGGTAGTTGATAAGTTTTTTGTTGTTTAGGTGCTTTTCTTGGTTCGTTAACCATTAAGCCGATATACCTAAAAGCATCTGCACCGTGGCTGTAGTTGTCATGCAATGGTTTTTGACTAAATTGCTTGGTATCAGGATCAACGTCATAGCGATAGTGCCTTAGACATTGCAGACCATCGTGAGTGTTATTGCGATCAAACCAGCACTTATTGAACATCATTCGTGCAGCGTTGATTGAGTCTGCTATTGGGGTTCTTTCAATGACTCTAGTATTGTATCCCGCAGCTCTAACGATTTCTTCGATGCTTCTACCGTTACTAGATAGAGTTTTATTCCCTGCATCATGAGGGAGCCAAAGAGTGTCGATAACGTATCCATAAGACTGTATTTTAGCAAGATAATGAGCTATTGTCTGCTGGGTGTTCTCGTAGTAACGAATTAATCTGACTTCCTGGCTAATAAACTGAACAAACCAAATAGCAGTAGCATCTGCCCAGCCCAAATCAAATACAGCGTGAACAGGCTTAATTGGATCGTATGGGACATTGGTAATCCTTCCATCTAAATCGGCTAAGGTCATTTCTTTGGCAAAGATAGCACCATCTACCGTCTGACGGCATAAACCTTCCCAAACTGTGTTGTAGGCTTCTCTATCCCTGCTAAATAGCGCATCTTTTTCAAGTCTTAGCGTATCAGGAAACCAAGGATTATCAGACCAATTGATTTTTGCGACCTTGCAATTTTCAGGTGGATTTATGACAAATCTTTGATAAGTTTCGTCTGACTCTAATTCTGGATTAAATGTAACCCATATTTCTGAGCCTTCTTTACGAATTGTTGGTATAAGAACATTCCAACTAGTTTGACTAATTGAAGCGGCTTCCTCGCACCAAACAATGTCAACTCCTTCATATGATTTTATGTTTGCAATATTGTTTTTAAGCCCAACGAACGCAAACTCTGTGCCGTTCTTCCCTCTAATGGAGTTCTGTGTAATTTCATAAAATGATTCTAGTTTTAATGCAATGATTTGGTCAGATAACAGCTTATGAACTGATTGGCCGATAGAGTTCTGAAACTCACGAGCGCATAGCACCCTTGTAGGTTTTTTTACGCCAATGACAAGTAATGCACGAGCAACGCCCCAAGATTTAGCCCCACCACGACCACCATAAAGAACCTTATATCTGCATGGATCGAATAGAAACTGTAGCTTGATCGGAAAATCAACTGCACTAACAGCTTGACGAATTTCTGGTGTGATTTCACTCACTTGGCTTCACAAACCTGACTTCAATAGCTTGTAGCAATGAATTGCCTTCTGCATCTTCAAATGTGGTTGCTTGGACTGCTTTGCCGTCTAAGCGATCAGCTACTTCTTTTACAGCCCAAGACTCACCTTCTTCTGCCTTTTCAAGAACCTTGTCAACAATGCTTCTAATCTTCTGTGGATTCTGTGCTATCGCTCTACGCATAGCATCAAGAAATGGCTTGTTCTTAGTATTGTTTTTGTTACCAAGTGGTGCGCCTACAGGATTAATTGACTTTTCTTCCATCTTCTTGATTTTGTTGTTTTTTTACAACACTATGAGAGTGATGTATCAGGTTCTTTTACTTCTTCAGACTGTTGTTTTTCTGCAACAGTTTGCTCTGCTATTTGTGGTTCAGCAATTTGCTTGATACCAGCAATTAAATGAGCAGAGTGCATATAAGGAAGTTGTCCTAATGCTTGTAGAAGTTCATTAATTTGTTGAACAGTAAATTGAATCATTTGCTACCTTTCTTAGTTTTGCCTGCAGCACGTTTTTCAGCGTAGGCAATAGCCACAGCTTGCTTAACTGGCTTGCCTGCCTTTACTTCAGTCTTGATGTTCTCTTTAAACGCTTTTGCGCTTGTAGATTTCTTTAATGGCACTTTCTTCTCCTTGATGATGGTTTTTACTGTCTTACTGTTTAATTTCTCTAGCTTCTTAGGGAATGTTCTGCGTTTCTTTACTTCTGGCGCAGGAAATGGCCATGCAGCCGTTTCTTGCTTAAAACGCACAATACGATCCATTTCTTCTTGAGTAAGGTCTGAGCCTATCTTGCTCTCCACCCACGCCCAAATCGCTTTTAATTTGATTTTAATATAATCCATGCTATCCCCTTAACAATTCCAGTTTTTTAATGATGCCTTGGCTCGTTCTGCTGGGCCTTTGGCTTTCTTTACTACGCCTTCCATTCTTGCACAAAATGATTTCTTACGACCCTCATCCTTCTTAGTCTTAGGATTAGGAGCTGGTGCTTTGAGATTACTGCCGTTCTTAGCGTTGTATTCAGCTCTGCCCTTGGCAGTCATACCTGCACCCTTTTCTGTAGGGTTGTAGGTCTTACCTTTGCCTGTAGTCTTGTGTGGGATAGGTTTGTCGTGTTTCATTATTTCTTCTTTGCGGTTTTAGCAGAGTCAATAAATGCTTGCTTGGTAGGTGCGCCCTTAGTGCTAGGTTTACGCATCTTTTCTACAGGTTTGCCTTCAGCCTTCTCACGCTCAATCCGTGCCTGTTTTTTATGAATATTGGCATATAAGCCAGGTTTGGTTGCCATAATCGCCTATTCTGCCCAGCAAACGTCTTGCCAGCTCATTATTAAACATTTTTCGCCATTGTGAACTACAGGCGTAAACTTTAAATATTCCTCTTTGGGATCATCATTCATAGTGCCAAAGCGAACTCTTGTGCCAACTTCAATAGGCATAGGCTCTCTGCGATCTGCGGATAGCTTTTTGCCAGGGCCTACTGCTACTACTGTTCCCATGTTCTCGGCTTCTTTATTATTGACAATAATCACTTCGCTTAAAACACGAACATCTGGCTTGACAATTATCTTATCAGCCAGAGGTTTATATATTACAATTTCATCAGCCATTTCAATATTACCCTATTGTTGTGGTTATACAGCTTGTAGTCCTTTACCGAGGACTATGAGCTGTAGTTTTATTTGCAGTCTTGTGCGTGTGCCATACGGACATGGCTGTAGCACTCACGCTCACCCATATTGCCGTCATTCAACTCACCAAGCTTGCCTTCAAAGTTGCCAGCGTGACTCAAAGGGCGTGAACCCATAGAATCCATTTTGCCCATAGCAACGCCACCAACTAGCTTTTGCTTGCGCTCGCCTGACATATCAGAAGATGTAGCACCTTTTGGCAACTTCTCGCCAGTTGCGCCCTTAGTGCCTTTCATTGAATCCATAATTCCCATGATTTTTCCTTTGAGATGGGGTTAATACACTACGAATAATAATACTATTTTACGAGTTTTCAAGTGTTTTTACTAGATTTATTGCACCTTCAACATCGTGTATTCGACATACTGGGCCACCCTTCCAATTCTCCATAAATTTCTTTTGCGCCTCTGTGTAAGGGGCAGTTGCATTTCTCTTTATTTCGACCAAAGCAGTTTTTGAATTCTTGCCAACCAAGATGTCGGGACAGCCCCTACCAGTCGCAGACGTATCAAACACAGAACAACCCATATCACGCAGAGCCTTGACAATAACAGAATGATTTGCATCAACTTTTTTAGCATAAGTCATTGATTATTTATAATTAATCGTTAAGATATGCTAACTTTACATCAAAAGGGGCGCAAATGGCTGGTTATTATTTAACAGACGAGCAGTTCATTGAGCAATGGAACAAAATAGGATCACCTTTAATATTTGCAAAAGTTCACGCATTGTCAGAGAGGGCTGTTTATAACCGCAGACGTTCTATTGAAACCAGGTTAAATATCAAGCTAGACAGTTTTAATGATCGTAGAGTTACTGATTATAAAAAGACTGAACAAACTGTAGGCAATACTCGTAGGGGTTTAGATATTGAAAAAGGGCGAGTAATTGTGTTTAGCGATGCTCACTTTTGGCCAGATCAAACCACTACAGCGTTTAAAGCGTTGTTAGAAACGATTAAAGAGTTCAAGCCTACTGCCATAGTCTGTAACGGAGATGCTTTTGATGGAGCTTCTGTGAGCAGATTTCCGCTACAAAGTTGGGACAAAATGCCAAGTGTCCGAGAGGAATTAGAAGCCTGCCAATATTATTTAAGTCAAATTGAATCAATTTCCAAAGGAGCTAAGTTGTATTGGCCTTTAGGAAACCACGATGCTAGATTTGAAATGCGAATTATTGAGAACCTACCAGCTTTTGAAGGCGTTGTAGGAACTACTCTAAAAGAGCATTTCCCTGCCTGGCTGCCTTGCTGGTCATTTTGGGTCAATGAAGATACTTGCATCAAGCATCGTTGGAAAGGTGGTTTTAGTGCAGGTCGAGCCAATGCCTTAAATTCTGGCGTAAACATGATTACAGGGCATACGCACCATTTATCGGTTATGCCAGTTGGGGATTTTAATGGAACTCGGTGGGGGGTTCAGACAGGCACATTAGCTGATCTACATGGCCAACAATTTGCCTATACTGAAGATACCCCTAAAGATTGGAATAGTGGCTTCGTAATGCTGTCATTTGAGCGCAGTAAGCTACTACAGCCTGAAATGATTAGAGTATGGGGTGAAGATGAGGTAGAGTTTAGAGGCAAAATACACGGAGTCTAAAGTGAAACTAACACCAGCAATAATCCGTAACCTGTATTCAGCAATTTATTGCATGAAGCCTTTTGATCGCTGGGATATGCCTTTGCCTGATGAAATCAAGTTTGTAGTGGATAAAGACCCACAAACAATGGGAACTTATCTATACGACACAGGCGAGGAATACGAACATACGATTACTATTTCAGCTGCTCGTTGTGGTCATCTTGATACTGTGATGCGTGTTTTGTGCCATGAATGTATCCACATGAGCCGTCACAAGACAAACAAGTGGACTCACCACGATAAGGAATTTCGTAATAGAGCGCACCGTATCTCGTTTGAATTGGGTTTTGATCCTCTTGAGCTTTAGCTGCCAATCGGTCTTCCGTAGTAAATGTTGTCATTCGCCATTTCCTTTTCCAAGTTTCTGATTGACTCGTTCCAATAACCACGCCTCGGTAACGCCCCATTTATTGCTAAAACCTTTGTGACCCAATCCGTGAACGCCACTATTTCCCCGATGGTGTTCTGGGCATAATGGGATGACAGGGGATGCAGACCGCTTGTTTCCATACCTGCGTATGTGATGGAGTTCTGACGGAGTGCCTTCAAACCCAAGGACTTCGGAACATAAAATACATCCGAGTTCTGCAATCTTACGGAAAGCGTTCTTTTCACTTTTGGTTGCCATTAATCGCCATCGTAACATTCACATGGAACTTCACTTGCAAACATTTTCATTTGAGCATTGTCTGCATCAATTAGTTCTTTCCATGACCAATTTCTTCCAAGCCCTTTAATTGCAGTAAAACATTCTTTTGCATTTTCTTCTAAAGCTAAAGCTCTTTTTATCAAATCAGGGTGTGTTTTTGCCATTTGCAGTATTTCTTTTGGTTTTGAGCTAGGACAAAAAAAGCAAGCTGATTTGCCAGGTAAAGGCAAACCAGCATTTTTTATTGATTCAATGCACTCATCTCTACCCATATTCCATTCAACCAATGGGTATTGCATATTGAATTTTTTAGTTATTTTTTCATCTAATACACGATTAGCACGATGTGGCTCATCAGCATCATAGCCAATGTATTTATTAACTTTTTCGCCTCTCGCCCATATTTCTTGAACCATAGGATGATTCTTAATGTATTTATCCTGTGGTTCACCTTTGAACTGTTGACTGCATTTTTTGTATCCAAATGCAATAGATGGCAAAGTTTTGTGATCTAAGCAAAATTGTTCAAGACCCATGTGTTTACTAGGTGTTTCAGCTTTTACATAAACAATAGCTGGAAATCCTTTGGAAACCAACCAATCGCTGAACATTCTCATATATTCATAGGTTTCGGGCCTTTCACCACCAGTATCAGCAAAAGTAATTAGATCGCATGGTATTTTACGATTTAACATTTCAATCAACATTGCTGTGCTATTAGTGCCAGCACCATACGATACGATATTCATACTTTTCCTTTAATGGACACTATGCTTACTCGCCCAATCTTCAAGTTCTTGAGCTGTTTCTGTGATCTGACAAGCGATTAAATACGCTTCTGTCTTACGCTGCTTCAATACTGCATTAAGAAAATGTTTTGTAAGTCTATTAATTTTTAATAAGTTATCAGCGTAATCTGTCATGTTGTCATTTTCTCTATTTGTCTGTTGTTAGCTTGTTCTGTGCGCCAAGCTTCAAAGCGCATTTTTGCTGCTTCAAGTTGCCATTTTAACTTTTCTGCTTGCTCTGTGGCTGTGCCTATAGCCTTACATAGCTCTTGGTATTCAGGGCTACGGTATGCTTCCATTTCTTTTGCTGCAATGGATGCCCCATCCGCTTGCGCCATCTTAATTGCTTTAAGGCTGTGTTTAAAGACTTCGAGTTGCGCCAGCTCACCTTTAGCTTTCGCATAGTCAGGAGCTTTCTCATAGATAAATTGAACCGAATCATGTGGATTAAATTCTTTCATAAACTACCCCATTGCTGGGCCATAGCATCAGCTATACCTTGAAATGTTTTATTACGCATTTTTTCTCTTTCTTTTGGTGGCAAACAACTACTGTCGTAATACCATTGGCTCATGCGTTTACCGCTTTTCGCAACCCAAACTTGGCCCTTATCTACTATGTTTGTAGGCTTTAATAATGGCAACTCTTTAAGCCATAAGCAAGTAGCTTTAGTAACGCCATGACCGTATTCCCAAGGATTAATTATTTGATCAGGTTTGCGCCATTTGCTAGACATAATTCCAACAGGATTTTCTATGGCATAGCGAGGAATATTGCAATTAGCTAATGACATAAAGAAATCTATACCTTGTTGTTGCCGACCATCTGCAATCTTTTTAGAAAAATGCCTAGCTCCGCTTGATGCCAAATGTGTGCATGGTGGATGGGCAATCATTAAATCCCAGCCATCACCAATGATGTCCATTACATTGCCTTGGTAATGTGGCCCAGGCACTTCTGTAGGCTCTAAATCACAACTCATAGCTTCATGCCCCCCCCTAATGAACGTATCACGAACTGTTCCGCTAAACTCACAAGCAACAAGAACTTTCATATATACATTATCCCTGCAGCGTACATACAAACCGCAACAAATTCAACCAAAAATAAAGGGTAATCTTTTTGTGCAAGACCAGCAAAGGCCCACAATCCGCTACCTACTAATCCAAAATAAATGTTTATTGGATAAAAATTAAAACTTGTTAAACCTATTCCAATCAAACAAATAATTGTTCCTGACCATTTAATTGTTTCCAACATCCCCATTCCCCCTTAGAAAGTGTATTTGTATAAATCTAAATCTTTCTCAAACAATTTAGCTATTTTATTTTTTTCTTTGTCTGTGTAGTAATCATGGTAATCCCCACGTTCAGATTTGTTTTCTATGTCTAAACTTACGCCAAAATCTACAATCTTTTGAACAGGCTTAAAATCGTTTTCTAGCGATTCTGTTCGCATTAGTATATCTACCCCTTGTGGTATCCATTCAAACTGATTGGTGGTCGTTTTAAACCAATGTAGCGTGTCGTATTGCTCTATTTGATCTACCCATGTTGCAAAGTCAGGAAATTCTTGCAATTTGTTTGCATTGCGGAAATTCTCACACCACTCTGTCTGACCATTTTTGGCAAAAGTATAAAAACTAACCATTCTGTCATACGGATTTCTAACTACAGCAAATGTAGTGCTTTTGGGAACAATCTTTTCAATCATTGGCAAGCTTTCGTGATGCCCTTTAAAAATAGGATCAGCCTCAAAAAAAGACTTGTATTTGGTAAACCATTTAATGATGGATGTGCCAGCGTTTTTAGGAATATGCACAAAAGTTAAGTTGTGCTTTGGTAAATACATTGATGTCATATTGCATCCACATCGTAATCAAAGTTGGTAATTTTTAAAAAGTAATTTTTTGGTGGTTCAAACAATTTATTAGTATCTTCATACCGACTATGTTTGATCGTATCCATCCAAATAATCTTAGCTGGGCCAAAAAGCTCACGAGTATAGTTTGTTGGGCATACAAAATCAGCTATAACATTGAAACCTTGTTGCAACAAAATATCTGACAAAGAACCCATACGTTGCGCTTGGATCATCCGACATGAAATAGAAAAATCTAAGTCTGTCCATACTTTGTTACGCATATCATCTGCGTTTAAATGTATTGCATTGTGCTTGGCAGCTAACTTTTTAGCTAATGTTGTTTTGCCAGAACCAGGCAATCCCATAATTAATATCTTCATTTCCAAACATCCACAATGATATGAATACGATCTTCATTGCCTTGGTTTGCAACGTAATGTAAAGCTTGATTGTTAAACCACCAAATTTCGCCAGGATTCATGTGGCAGCTTTCGTTACCTGATGTAAACGTAACATCGTCATTAGACGTTACAACCATGTGGTAACGGTCATGTTTTTTGGCATAGTTACCTTCATCAATGTGGTAGTCAATTACGCCACCTGGCTTTAAATTAGCCACCATGACACGCCCTAATAAATGCACAGGAAACTCGTCATAAATGACGTTCATGGTCTTGGGATGGTAACGCTGAGAAAAGTAATCTTCGCACTTTAAACCATCGTAAAAGCTTTGATAAGTTGAATCATACATTACAGACTGAAACCGTAAAACAATGTCTTTAACGGCTGTATGCTTTAAAGATGGATCATTTCTACGCAGATTAAGCCAATCCCAAAACTGGCTTTTACGTAATTCTTCTTCTACAGGTTTTGGATCAAAGTTGCCAATTAATCTAAAGTTTTCCATGTTCCCCACTCCCCCTTATTTCCATGTTTGTATTGCTCAAAAAAATCGTCTAATACCACTTTACTAAAGTTTTTATCGCTAATGTAATTTCTAAACCAACTTAACCCTTTTTTGTGGCGCAGATGACACAAATAGCGAATAGCGCATCTATGCCTGTGTTCTAGATCGCAATTCCCTTTGTTTAATGACATATTCTCGCATTTCGTAATAACTTCCAAAACGAGCTAGTTTTGGGTCTTTACCACATTCCACCCTGTAAGCTTCTTCAATCTGTTCGTTTGTAGCCAAAGGTAACTGTTTCTGTTTAATAGCTTCTTCTTTGACCCATTCAGCTTTAAATCCAACCCAACCCCTTTCGCAACACATTTGCATTACTTCTGAAAGAGTCATTTTAGCTTTATCAGCTTCTCTTTGTAATCCTTTGTAAGCAGTTTCTGTCCATTTGGCTTTCTTCCCTTTGCGAACTTCTAAATAATCTTTAAACAAAGATTCAGAAACACCGTCAGGTGTATTTATATTTGGTTTATGGTTAATGGTTCTTGGTTCTTGGTTCTTGGTTGGCATTGGGGTAGCATTAGGGGGGCTATCCTTTTCCTTTGCCCACCTTACTTTTGCCCCTTTGCGCCCCCCAGCTTGCATAGCACGATACTTAGCTATTTCTTGATCAGCTCTCTTGTTATGCCATTCACCATCTTCCAATACAAAAAACTCAGCAATCAAGACCTCAACTATTTCTAAAGTAGATTTAACCTTTCTAGCAACCCAAGAAATGTCGTTAAACGGCTTTTCTGTTTGAAAATAAAGGTCAATCATTCTGCGATATGCCAAATCTTCTGCATCGCTTAAATGGCTTGTATGGCTGATGTAATCACCTATGTGAAAAGGATAGAAGTTCATTGTTTTTCCGTTTGCTTTAATTCAGGCCAAATGATGTGCCAGGACTCTGGAAATAAGTCTTTTCTGGTTACTAAACCATGACTTTCTTTTTCTATTTGAGCTGCCAAATAACATAACTGAGCGTATGGAATACCTCTTGTTTGCCATTGGATGACTGCGGAATGAGTTTTGTTGCATAAAAGCGACACTTTTTTAGTGCCACCGAGCAATCCAATAATTTGCTCATCCGTAAAGTTTGCTTTGTTTGGGATCATTTAACAAATGTTAACAAGAAAAATAAAATTAATCAAATACTTTACAAATCTTTTTTAGTTATGTTAAAGTTTAATCATAGCAATTTCGCTATATTTTTCGGGGGAACGAAATGGGTGAATTACACCAACTGATGTTAGAGCATGAAGAACAACTTGAAGAAGCATTAGATGCGATGGAGTGTGGATGGCCAACACAAGATCAAATTGACATCATTCGTCATGCTTGTGGCAAACCACGCAATGCTCATGTGCATCCAATTTTGCGTGATGTTATTAATGATTTTGGGAATGTATTTGGGGGTGCAAAATGAATCAATCAGAATCAATCGCTAAATTAGCAACAGCTTTGTCAATCGTTCAGGGGAAATTGAGCCATGCAAAAAAAGATTCAGCAAATCCGTTCTTCAAGTCTAAGTATGCTGACTTGGAGTCTGTGTGGGATGCTTGTCGTGATCTTTTGGCTGCAAACGGCTTATCAGTTATGCAGTTTCCTGGCGAATATATTGACGGCACAATGTCAATGACAACAATCTTAGCTCACAGCTCTGGCGAGTGGATTGGTCAAGAAATGTCTTTACCTGTATCTAAGCCTGATGCACAAGGCTCTGGTTCTGCGCTAACGTATATGCGTAGATATGCGCTTGCAGCAGTTGTTGGCGTAGTTCAAGCCGATGACGATGCAAACGCTGCCGTGCAAAGCAAGTCTAGTAGTGCAATGAAGTCAATCGCCAAAGATATTTTATAAAGGAAAGAAAATGGCATATACACCAAAAGAAGGCTCAGGGAGTTTATTTAAAAATGACCGTAAAACGACTGATAACCATCCTGACTATACAGGCACAATTATGGTTAATGGTAAAGAGCATTGGCTTTCGGGTTGGGTTAAAGAAGGTAAAAAGGGCAAGTTTTTCAGTATTTCAATCGGCAAAGAAAAAATCCCACAAGGATTTAGAGAAGCAGGGTCTGACGAGTTACCCAAGAAAGACCCATTTGTAGATGACGTTCCGTTCTAAAGGAGAACACTATGCAGAACTTAATTAAAGACATCATTGAAACTAAATACACGGAAAAAGTATGGCAAGGGGTTGGAGTTGACGAAGAACAACAACTTATTAGCTTTACACCAGAAGATTTAGCAGCAGTCATTAAAGCGGTTCTGCTAGTTGCATCAGACTTATGCGTGTTCCAAGAGGACAGTATGAGAATTACTAATTACTCTAAAGGCATCTAATGACTTGCAAATCTTGTAAGTTTTTTGTATTTAATCAAAATGATATGATGGGAGCTTGTAAGCTCAATCCTGTGGTCGTTAATAAAATGCCCTCGGATTGGTGTGGTCAAGAAATACCAGCGCAATATGAAGTAGAAGTTGTGCCAGCAGCTCCAGTAGAAGTTGTATATGACATCAACACGGATGAAGTAAAACCAAAAAGGGGAAGAAAAAGTGCTAATAAAGGATCAGACAAGTGAAAGTGGGCATTGGTATGACGAAATGGGCAATCCAGCCTACGAAATCATCGGTGCGAATGGCAAACAAAGGAACACAACCTTACGAGATGCTAAAAAACTTGGTTTATTGCCATCAGTTACAACAGTCTTGGGAGTTGCAGCCAAGCCAGGTCTTGACAGATGGAAGCAAGAACAGGCCATCCTCGCTGCGCTTACATTACCTCGCTTAGAGGGCGAAGAAGAAGCCGAGTGGCTTAGTCGAGTATTAAGCGACAGTAAAGCCCAAGGCAAACAAGCAGCCGATCGTGGTAGTGCCATTCACGCCATCATAGAGAGCTTTTTTGACGGTATTTTGCTTGAATCAATCCCTACCTATTGCCGTAACATAGAAAACGCCTTACAAGCTGCGTATGGGGCTAGATTATGGATTCCAGAGCAGAGTGCCAGCCATACAGAGCTAAAGTTCGGTGGCAAGGTGGATTTACACGCCAAAGCAGATAAAGTTAAGGGCATATTAGGCGTGGTTGTAGATTTTAAGACAAAAGAAACCCCCTTGGAAAAAGTCGTTCCATACGATGATCATATCATGCAGATGGCAGCTTACCGTGAATTGCTGGGCTTAGAAGGTGCTAGATGTGGGATTATGTTTGTCAATGGCCTAACTAACGAAGTAAAATTGTGCGAAATAGAAGAAGCAGACCTACAAAAGGGTTTGAAATGCTTTTTCCATCTTCTTAGATACTATCAACTTAAATCGGGTTTATAATAATTCATGGGGCTGGCTTGGTTTCCCCCGACCATTACATCCTTCCGTGAGGAGTCAGCCCCACCCTGTTGTAAAAATACAACACTCAAAATATTTTTCATTTTCTTGATCTAGGTCAATTATTTTTTGCAAAAATAGGACTAAATTACTTACATCAGGTCATTGATACAGTTCAAATGAGCCGTGTGCGCAGAATTTAACATGACTTTGACCTGATTTTTTTATCTTAGGGGGATTTATGAAAATTACATTACTTGATTGGATTGGCGTAATACTGCTAGGCGTATTACTTGGCTCAATGTTTGCATGGGGGTTTTGATGATAGACAAATCTGCTTTCAAAATAGAATTTATGAGGTCTTATTCTGGCAAGCAATTATTTAAAAACAGAGCTTGTTTGGCTTTGTTATTAAAGCGTAGGGGCAGTTCTTTAGAAGCAAAACGCAAAATCGTAATGATGGCTAATTCACCATTGTTTTACGCTTTTGGATACGAATACAACGCAAAAGAAGGATTAAATTATGGTTATGGATACTGAATACGCAGTTCCTGAAACAAAGGCTTACAAGTGCTACAAAGTAGGAAATATCTTGTATGTGCCTCATTACACAAATCCTGGTGTGTATGTAGGGCCAAGCATTAGACAAGAAACAGGCTTTGTCAAAGCTAAGTATGTAGCTAGATTCTTTTATAAAAATGAATTAATCAAGATGGGCGCATCAGAAATTATTGAGCAGCTTTGGTCAACATCAGCGAGGGATCAAAAATGAGTTTATGGGATGAAGCAGGGGAATTAGAAAAGATTTCAAGCCAGTTAAGCTGCCTTGGCAATGTGCTTGAGCTTGTAGCTGAGAAAATCTCTAGCGATGCTGAAAGTGGCACTTTATGGCTTTGTCGTGATGTATGCGAAAGCTTGCACGATAGATTACAGCTTAGAGTAGAGTCTTTGCTTGCTATGCACGTTGAGAAAAAAAGTAAAAAATGAGTAAAAAAATATTAGCTGCATTTTTAACCATTACCATACCAATTTGGTACATTCCTTTTGCATTAGGATTGATTTTTTGCATGATTTTTATGGGTGCTTATGAGGGCATATTGGAAGCATTAAATGGAAAGGCACAAGAGAAATGAACTCAAAACAAGTAGCTGATGAATTAGAAAACATTTATTGGATACAAGGCGATGGAAAAGGCAAACCATTTCAGCAGTATGCAGACTTTGTACGCCAGCAACAAGCTGAAATAGAGGCGTTGAAAAACAAAATAAAAAGTTACGAAAATTTAGGAAATATGATGCTTGACGAATTATTAGAAAAGGCACAAAAGAAATGAACCAAAATGAATTAGCAAACTCAGGAATCGTTACACAGTTGGCAGTGGTGCATACAATGCTACCAAAAGTAAAAGAGTTGATTGATAACCAAATAGCTGAAATAGAAGCGTTGAAAGCAAAGACACTAACAGATAATGAAATAATTGAAATTTGGAGTGGCATGGAAACTGACACAGGTGAACAAAACATTGCATTTGCTAGAGCAATACTAAGAAAGGCGCAAGAGAAATGAACGCAAATGAACTAGCTGATAAATTGGAAAACAAAGACCGATTGTGGAGTGTTGATGAAAAGTTAATGGTTAAAACCTGTGCCATGCTACGCCAGCAACAAGAAAAGCTAACCAAGTACGAACTACGCCATGTAGCACAGCGTGACAGAATTGCAATACTAGAAATGCAGCATAAACAGCAACAAGCTGAAATAGAGGAGTTGAAAAAAGAAGCTGCATTACAAAGGCTATCTGACTTCACGCAAGAAGCTGAAAAGACACTAACAGATGAGGAAATAGAAGTTTTAGCAAGCAAACACTTGTGCTATCAAATTGAAGGTAGCGAAGTAAGCGGAGTATTTAATTTTGCTAGAGCAATACTAAGAAAGGCACAAGAGAAATGATTGACTTTCTAAACAACGGCAAAGTATTGATTGGTTCTCGCTATGATGAAAATCCATTAAAGCCCAAGTATGTAGAAAAAGACCCAGATATGCTTGAAATACAGAAATGGCTTATTGGTGATCCTGCTAAGTTACGCTTTGAATACTGGTGCAACGTAGCTTATATCGTTGCGCTGTGCTTTGTGCTGCTAGTTGTTATTCTTAAAGCGTGAAGCCGTTTAGCCAATATTTACACGATGTATATGATGGCCCAGCTCGCAAAGTTGTAAGCGACTGGGTCACAATGAAATGGGGTTTAGAAGTAAAAGATAACCCTAATAAGTATGGAGTTGATCTAATCTGCTTTCGATCAGGTTCTCAAGTTGGGCTGCTTGAGGTAGAAGTTCGTCAAGAAGGTTTTGATCGACATCGAACCATCCACGCAGCGCAACGCAAAGACAAGCTATTTCGGGAAGGTCTGCCGACTCTATTTTTTGCCGTAACTCAGGACTTATCTCGTGCTTATTGGGTGAAAGCAGACTTGATAGCAAATTGCCCATTGATTGAAGTCCATAACAAATATGTAAGTAAAGGGGAGTTGTTTTACGACTGCCCCATCACTATGTTTAAAATTGCTGATTTAACTCAGATATTTTAATACTTACGCATATTTGGTAATGGGGCTTCTTTCTGGCTTGAGCCATTCTCTGCGTGGTGAGCTTTTTCCATAGGCAAAGCAATGTGTTTATCAAGCTTACGCTCTAAACGCTCTACTTCTTTTTCAATACGATGTGGCGATTCTTTAACGTAATGACCTTTTGGGCTTTCGTGTGTTTTGCCAGTAATTTTAAAATTAGTTGCCATTTGCTTCTCCAATCATTTTTAATGCGTTTTGTTTAACATCTTCTACTCGTTTTAACCAGCCTTTGCCAAATGTGGCAAAAGTTGCTAATGACTTATAAAAGTCAATTTTACGCTGACTAAATGCTTCTACAATATCTTCTGGCTTTTTCTGATCAATTAATTGCATTGTGCGTGGGCCTATAGTTCCGTCAGGAACGCAACCAAGGCACTCTTGCAGTAATTTGACACTACGCCCTGGCCCACCGTTTACAGCCATGTCAAACGCCATATAATCGATTCCTACAGGCAGTTGGTTGGCATAGCAAGACATCCAATACTTAGCCTGATACATAGGTGCTACATCTTCGGGTGTCAAACCTTGCATAGTCTTAACTTCATGGCCGACCCATTCTTCCCAAACCTTTTTGGTAACACCAAGATTGGTTTCGCCACCAGGGTCTTTGGGATTGTTTACCCAGCCACCTTCGCTTTTTAATACTAGCTCAAGGCATTTTTTAAAGTTATTTTGCATCTAATCCTACCTGTTGGTTAATCCAGTCTTGTAATGACTCTAGTTGTTGGGTTGTTTGGGCGCATTGCTCGGCAACAGATAATAAGTTATAGGTTTGACCATTAATTGTGATGGTGGCTGTGCCATTGGGGGACATTGCACCGCTACTGGTGTCGAGCATCCTGCCATAAAAAGTATGGATGTTATTGATATTATCTTGGTAAGTTTTGGCAACATTTTCATTAATTATCTCCTGTTCTTTTGCCTTTGCTTTGTTCTCTGCAATCTGTCTTTCTCCTGCTGCCACAACGTCAGCTTTATATTCAGCAAATCGTAAATGCTCAACATAAAACCCAGCACTAAAGCCCCCAAAAACCAAAGCCATATATAAGTAAGCTTGTCCACCTAGACCGCCTATTAGGTTAAGTAAAAATTTCATTGTGGATCAGGCTCTGCCCCTGCCATGTGTTTGCCAGCTACTGAAGCTGCACCTGAACCTGACACAATGCCTAAAGCACCAGCAAGTTCAGTTAGGCTGATTTCTTTGCCAGAATAGATTAAAAAGATTGCAGATGCGCCTACTAGCACAAAGCCAAGCATCCATGCCCATTTTGCAATGTCATGTGTCTGGTTATCTTTACCAGTAAGTATGTGTGTAAATATATCGCCCATCAAATTACTCCTAATACAAATTTAAGCCATAAAGTTACTATTAATGCTGCTATCCAACAATACACTTTCACACGCTGTATTTCTTTAGCATCGTGCTGAAATGCCTCGTTTTCTTTGCGCTCAAGATTCTCAATGTCTAGCTTTATCTTCAAGACTGCTTCCCATTCTTTTGCGCCATACTTTTTTACAAAATCTATTTTTAGCTGTGCTTCTTTGTCGCTAATTTGCTTCTTTTGTTTCCAATCTTCCAACGCTTTAATCAACGCTGTTTGCTTCTTTAATTCTGCTTCTCTTAACGCTCTGCGCCTTTCTTGCGCTTTACGTTGTGCTATGTCTAAGCCTTCTTGTTGAATACCCTCTATGCTCTTGGAAAGGCTTTTAGAAGCCTGTCTAGTGGCATCAAGGCTTTCGCTAAGAGTTTTTACCCCTTGTGCGAATGGGTCGATCATAGGTCATTTTGCTGTGAAATAATGTATTAAAAAACCTACAAAACTAGAAACAGCAGAAATAACCATCATGCCAGCCCACAGGCCACCCTTGGATTTATTAGCAAGTTCTAAAAGCTGTTTAACGTCAGCCCTTAGTTCAGAAACTTCATGCTCCATAGCCTCTACTTTTTGCCACATTACCCCTACTTTTATTGGATCAACATCTGACATGATTATGTTTTCTGTATAAAAGCTAGTGAATAATAAAGAGGTAAATTTGTGCCAGCATTGGTCATTACGCCAGAGCTTACAAATCCACCAGTTGTTCCTACTCCATAGGTATTACCTGCGCCTACGATAAACGAATCACGCAAATCAGGTGTGCCGTTAGAGCCGTTACAGATTACATAACCACTAGGAATAGAACCAATAGAACCTGACCACATAATAATTGCGCCTGCTGGTACTGTTGTGCCTGTAGATGCAGCATTAGGAATAGGATAGATATTGTCGTAGGTCTGCAAAACTACGTTAGTAGAATCAGCCAAAACAAATTTATATGTATAGCTAGAGTTGAGCCAAATCTCGTATGGGGGTCTGCCATCAGTACCCAACACAATAGGATTGGTATTAGCAATATTGCCAGTATTGTCTGTGTAAGTAGCTAAAGGTGTGGTAGAACCAGCTTGATAGCTGTATAAATAGCCACCTGCTAAAGGCAAGCCTGTATTAGTAAGGAATTGAAATCCATTACCGATTGGGGATAGTAATACTGACATTTATTGCCTTTCAGTTTGATACATTTTGTAGATATCGCTAATTTTAGTTTGTTTAGGGGCTATTTGTGATTCGCCACCCATTCTCATAAAGTCAGCTAAATTTTGAACATCACGCTCTCGTAACTTGGTTGCGCCAACTCTTGCGCCCATAGCACCAATAGAAAGAGGCAAACCTACAACAGGGTTTAATGCAACGCCACCTAAAGTTGGAATTAAGCTTACAGGGCTTGTAGGCGCAAACTTGCCATAAAAACGCAATAGATTTTGTGGTGTAGAACCTTTAGCAGCCTGTTTGATTTGTTCTTGTTCTTCAGGCGTAAATGTACGCATTTTGCGATCATTTTTGCTTAGTTGACGTAATTGCTTTGCAAGAGAATTTTCTGCGCCTGATTGGGTGAATAATGTCTTACCTTCAATCTGAGCTTGCTCTAGCATATCGTCAAAAATCTCAGCTTTTTTAAGTCTGCTATAAGACTGACGAGCATCTTGCCAAATCTTTGCGCCCTCTGGTTTGCCTGATATATGATCTGATGGGGCATTTAAAACATAATCATCAAATCTATCTTTTAATATTGAAGCTAATCTTCGTGTTTCAGGGTCGGTGCTTTTTTGCTGACCTTGAATCATTTTGCGAATAGCTTGTAATTCTGTAAAGTCTTTAGGCATATCTGTACGAGTTGCCTCGTTTAGCACAGCATCAATACCAGGATAGGCTTTTGGCGTAAAACCTTCTTGTCGCAATTCATGACCTGTTCTAAACATTTCATTTGCAAACTTAGTAGGTCTAAATTGAATCCCTGAGTCTTTAGCTTTGTCGTATAAGTTTTTAGCTTGTGTAACTAATTCTTCTTGGGATATAGCTTCAGGCACTTTTGCACCTAAATTTAAACCTGTTGCTTTATTGACGTATTGTGCGCCTTTAAACAAAACAGGAAATAAACCGCCCATGAAAGCATTTGCGCCTACGTTTTTAGCCGTTTCAACGCCTACATCTTTGCCGACTTCTGTAGGCTGTAATGCGCCTTGTGCTGCGCCAGCACCCATACCACCTACAATGCCTTTTAACAAATCTGATGTAAGAGGTATTTTTGATGCTGCATTATATCCAGCATTTGCAATTGATGTAGTTAATGGGCCAATTTCACCAGCTAATTCAGCAGGTCTTGTAGTGGCATAAGAAGCTACGCCTGGTGCTTCTTTAATGCCTTTTTGCATCTGTTCAAATGATTGGACAGCTTGATTCACGTTTTGACTACCGCCAAGCATACTTGCTATCTTTTGCGCTGCGCCAACAACAGGCTCTGCCATACCTAAACCAGCAGAAATAGGGGCAGAAACAATACCTGTAGGAATATCTTGAGTAACTGTTTTTACTAATCCACGAGGTTGATAAGCTGTCTGTGGAGTTACCAAAGGTATGCCCTCTGATGAATACATGGTTTCTTCTTCGGGCGCAGAAACGGTTACTTTGCCAACTGGTTCTGGTTCTTCTTGTGTTAAACGAGATAACACAGATTGAGAACTAACAGGAACAGCAGGAGTGCCACCCATAATTTTATTAACATACTGTGTTGGGTCTGCATTTACAAATCCACCATAAGATGCCAAAGCTTTACGGTAATCACCGTTGTGCTGTTTAGCTAATTCGCTTAAATAATAATCGGCAGCAGCTCTAGATTCTTTTTTATCTAAAGGATTAAACTTGATGCCTTTTTTGTGCAAAGCAGCAGCAGTTTCAGGAAGAAACTGATACGCACCCATTGCCTTAGTTTCTTTATTAATTGCGTGTGGATTGCCAGAACTCTCTGTAAGTTCTAGATTGTCTAGAATTTTAGAGGGTGTTCCATAGCGTTTATTAACATCAAAAGCGTTATCTTGGCTTTCTTTGTTTAACAATTCTAAAACAGTAGGCATTATTCAATTCCTAACTCTTTAAGCTTTTTGGCTTTTTCAATCAATTGTTGCTGACGATCTTTTGGCAAAGTATTTTTATATTTCTTAAATTCTTCGTCTGAAATATCTTGGAAAAGAATCGGATCAGCATTGTTAGAAAACTCAAGTGCTTTAGCTGTGTAATTTAATGAATTTTTATGTGGCTCTAAATAACGAGCTTTGGCTACGTTTCTACGTTCTAATGCCAATAATTGATCGCTAATCTTTTTAATGGCCTCTGGCTGAATTTGTGCGCCAGGTGTTGCCATTTGCTGAATAGCTCTTGCCATATCTGTACCTGCTGGCCCCATCTGCAAAATGGCAGAGTTCTTTTTCAACTCATCAAGGTTAGCAGCAGATTCACGATCAATACCCATTAAGTCTAATAAACCGTTGACCAAACGAACCTGCTCTGCGCCAGTACCTGTAGTAGTTTTGCTAGACAAATCTTTAATTGTTTGTAAAGACTGAATCTTGATTGGCGCAGCTTGTGCAGCTTTAAATGTATCGTTCCAATCCGCAGTACCTGTGCCAGTAGTAGCAGCCAAAGCTCCTGCTTGTGCTTGTGTTGGGTTTGGATTGATTGCAGGCTGTGCTTGTGGGGAAACTTGACCGCCTTGATTCATAATGCCTTGCAAATCTTTAACATTGCCAAGCACTTGAATTTGATTTGTGCCAGGAACAACACGAACAATTTGACCTGCAGAATTAACTTGCAAGCGTGGTGTTTGTAGCTCTTGCTGAGTAAGATTGCCTGCACCTGCAGTTACTCTATTGCGAATGGTTTTAGCAAAATCTTGTGGTCTTGATTCTACAAAATCCATCATTTTGCCCATTGCACCGTAGATTTGTGGGCGATATTCTTTGCCCATACGCTCTACAGCTTGATCAGCTTGATCGGTAATTAAGCGTTTAACTTTGGCTTGTAACTTCTCGTCAGTTGGATCTTGCTCTAAAGCCAAAACGTCAGAGTCTGTGCCGATTGCATTAAATACGTTATCACGCAACTGTGCAATTTCTCCACGACCTTTTAATTTTTTAGACTCTAGCTCTGCTTTAGAAGCTTCAATTTCAGGTTGAATGGTTGCTGCCTTTTTAGCAACATCCAAAAAAGAACCCAAAGTATTAAGGGTTTGCCCCATGTTTGGAGCTTGGGCAGATAATCCAACTGGTTCAGCCATAATTACTCCTTATTCTAAAACAGTAGGTGTGGGTTTACCAGCAGCAGCTAATGTATTCATCAAGCTGTAATTGCCATAAGCATTACCAGCAGCGTTTCCTGCGCCTACAATGCCACCGCCAATTGCGCTTCCTGCTGCAGCTTGTTGACCACCAATGTTTCCACCAAACTGTGATGCGCCAGTTGCTTGATTGCTTGCTGCGCCTTGTCCAAGACCTGCAATAGCACCCAAACGGCTGTAGATATTGCCTTGTTGAGTTTGATAGTTGTTAAATGCGTTTTGATAAGCATTGCCAGCAAAGTTCTGAGCGTAGTTTTGTGCGCCTTGTAGGGCATTACCACCAACCAAACCGCCTGTAGCGTTCATTTGGTTATTAAGCGATCCTAGACCTTGTTGTAGCTGGAATTGATAGTTAGGTGCTAATTGTGAGTTAAGGTTAGCTGTAGTAAATGGAGTCGTTAAACTGCCATAGTTAGCTGCGCCTGTATTACCGCTAATTCCTAGCAAATCGGATAAATTGCCAACCGCTTGCGTACCAGCTTGCCTAAATGGTGCATTTTGCTGGGTCAGAGTGTTAAACATATTTTGCTGGGTTTCAGCAGCTTTATTGGCTGCTGTAGCTTGTGCCAAAGAGCCACCTAATGCGCCAACTGCGCTTAATGCGCCACCAGCTAATTGTGAATTAGCAAGCTGTTTTAAAGCATCTGAATAATTAGGGTTCTGACCGCCACCTGGGGTTGATCCTTTGCCACCGCCACCTGATGAGCCTTTTCCACCGCCACCACCGCCAGATGAGCCTTTACCGCCACCGCCAGGGCTTGCAATCGAACCTTTGCCACCACCGCCACCGCCAGGGCTACCAATAACAGGAGCTGCAGAACCACCCATAATATTTCCTAACTATAATAGTTTACAAAAATGCTTCTCAATAAATTTATAGCCTAAATGCTCAAAAATCTTAGTGTGATCTAAATGCACTTTACAGCTAATGTTAATTCTATTTACACCATGTTCTTTCAAAGCTTTTTCAGCTTCTGTGAACAGTTTTAAACCTATGCGACCTTGGCGTTCGTTTTTACGAATAAAATACAAATCTTCCATAGCCGTCAAACAATCCCAATAATGCATATGGCGATACAAAAAATACAATATATAACCGATCAATTCGCCATCTTTTCTGCAAGTTAAGCAAAATAAACTGCCTTCGTCTTGCAATTCTAGATATCTGTCATAATTAGGCTTTAACGCAAACTCTTTCGTTACGCTAAGTTCGTTATAATGACCCTCTAGCAAACCTCTCATTTCATCTAAAAAATCGTGTAACCGTTCCTCTTTATACTCAACCATAACTTCCCCCTTTTATCACAAATTATAATATGGAATCTTGTATTGTTGACCATTTACTGTCACATTTATGAATCCAACAGGGTTTGATGGCAAAGTAGCCGATCCTGCTGAAGCTGTGCTTGCAGATGTAAAATTCAACAAATTCAAGAAAAACTGCTGCCAAGCCCTAGTTGGGCGTTTAGTTGTTGCATCCAAAAACTCAGACTGAGGATATGGATTGTTTTGCGATGTTGACCATACGCCATTAGACATTAATTTTCCCCTACGCTAGATTTGAGATTAGCTGACACAATGACCGCTTTTACTGGGTCTGTGACAACAACCTCGTAAATTCTATCACGGGCTGTGCCTAATCTGCGCCAAATCGCACGATTTTTATACTTACCTTGTTGACCAATCGGTATCCAATATTCTCTGCTCCAAGTCGATCCACCGTCATTTGACCAGCGTAGCATTGCTTTAGGATTGGTAAATGGCGTAGTGCTATTGACGTTATATGGGTTGCCAATCACATAAATACCTAAAGGTGGTATTGAATAGTTTTGTGTGGCAGGAATCACCAAAGGATCGCCAATGTAAGTGCTGATATCAATAAAAGTACCGCCAATACCTACACCAGGCTGAAATTGAAGTTGTAATTCGTCAAAATACTCACGTTGTAAATCAGACACCAAATGTGGGCATCTACGAACCCTACGGATTTCGTCACCATCATCTGTGTAATTATTAGGGTCTAATTCGTAAATTTTGCCGTTTTGCCAATCTCCGACCAATACTAAGCCTTGAAACAAAGCCAAACAATTACCACGATGACGATGATAGACGTTGTTGTTATCAACCCACAGCCATTTGTGCCACATTTGGGTGGTAACGTCAAAAGCCCAAGTTAAGTCCAAAGATGGAAAAGATACGACATATACTTCGTGACCTTCTAGCTGATAAGTCCAAGCAATCGCATCGTCAACCTTTTGATTTACTAAAGTATTCTCTACAGCGTGGGTGCTAATGCGTGTAGGGGTGTAACCTTGCATCATCATAATTTGGGCTTGACCACGAATATTACGACTTACATAAGCAAATGAATTGCCTACACGAGCCAATGAAAACTTAGCCACAATACCGTGCTGGGTGTTTGTGCCAGGAATCCTTTGGAATGGGAATGGGAAAGCGCCTACGTCAACCCAGACTTCGCTTGAGTTTTCACCTAATAAATAAACTTCTCTATGATCTACAATCATAGATACTAGATTGTCAGGCGATCCGTCTTTAGAAGAAAATGATAAAGGTTGCGTGATAGGGCTTAAAGTATCTGAAGCTGCCCATTGTTGAGTACCAGGTCTGTTATAAACAAAGTAGTTGTCAACAGTATCTACCACGTCTGCGCCTGTAAACGCACCATCCGTGTTAGGTATTTGGGTAAAGTTCAAAGCATACATTTGCTCTGAGCTAATTGTGTGGGATTTATTGATGTAATAACTAGAACCTGAAGTCACAATCTGGGTAATCATAGTCTGATCAGAAACGCCTGATCCTACAATGGTTTGACCTAAATAAAGTGTGACGGAAGGGCTTACAGTCAAATTATGATAAGTAACGCCACTTACTACTACGTCAGCAATTGCACCTTGAAAAGATATGGTATTGGAAGCATATATTTGCGTAGATGCAACAGTTTGGCTTTTATTTAATGTCCAAGTAGTGCCAGAGCCTGACAAGATAACAGTTTCGTTTGCTAGACCAATACCGTATAAAGCTTGACCAATAGCCAATGTGCCTGAATATGTGCGACTAACAGTTAGGGTTGTCCCTGATATTGAGCCTTGAATAGTAGCTGCTGTAGGGTTGTTAATACGCCATGTGTAACGATATGCGCCATCTACGATATAGACGTTTAATCCGTTATCTGTAATGCCTACACGACCTGCGCTGGTATTTAATTGACCAACAATTGTAGGGGTTAAGTTAGATGTTAGAACATAAACATAAGGGCCACAAACGGCAACCATTTGCTGACCACCGCTTACTGTTCTCATGCCACGCACTTCTTGCGTGTTAGGTAAAACGACTTTAGTGGTTAGACCTGGCGTAGGATAAAGGGCAACAACGCCCCTAGACTCAGGGCCTTTGGTAGGATCAATTTCAGGTCTGAAATTAATACATTCTTGGGCATCTTGATAGATTGATGGTGCTTCGTACGATGGGCCAACAAAACCAAAATCGGGCATTATTTGACATCCTTGTAGCGTTCAAAACGCCAAATTTTGTAAATATTGTTTTTATGTGTTTTAAATTTTTCCGACAACTCAATATGAGTCATTTTGCCTTTATTGGCTCTTATAAAACGAATTTCATCGTCTGTTAACTTGGCAGTATGTTTATTTCCAATTAATCCATTGCTAATTGATTTTTTATGTTGTTCAGACAAAGGCTTTCCTTGTCTAGCAATTCTTAATTTTTCTTTTGTTTCATCAGAAAGTTTTACGCCCTTACGTGGACTTGCAACACCTTTTCGCATGGCAGACCATTTGGCTTTTTGTTCTTCTGAATGAGGGTGCGAATAGCCAGAACATCCTTCTCCACCATTGCTTAAATTTACAAGTTTGATGCCACGTCTTTTATAAACATCAATACATTCTATTTCGGCAAGAAAAGCCAATTCTTCATCTAAATTATCAGCAATAATTTCTGATGTAAAACCATGTTTTTCTACATAAAATTTCCAATACCGACTTCTTTTATTTTTATCAGCATGGCGTTTATCTTTACCTTTGCCAACATAAAAGATTTCACCAGTATCAGCAGCACGATGTTGGTAAATGTAATATTGCATATTATCTGAAAAAACCACCTGATAAAATCCATCCAGCATCTTTTTGTCTGCTTGCAAGCATCGCATCTGCAAATCGAGCTGATTGAACAGGCTTCATATTAATGCGTTTAACAGTTGCTTTAGCTTGCGCTGCATACGCTGTAATCATGCTAATTTGAGTTTGTGATGCTTTGCCATACATAGGCATTAAACGCTCTGCCAAACACCATCTGAGAGCCATTGTGTAGCCTTGTGGCAGGATAATAGGATCGTTTAAAGTGGTGTAGTTTTGAAACAGATTGTCTGTAAAGATGTGCATTTCACCTTGTGAAGGATTAGGCCATACATAGATATTGCCTAATGTTTCACTTGGCTGGTAATACAAAGCTTTTGGCCAAGGGCCATTCAAAGTCTTTAAACCAATCATTTCGTATTCTTCTACTGCCAAAACAGCGATTGGATAGTCCAAACCACCGTTGACAATAGGAACACCGTTAGAGTTGGTGTTAATACGAACAAACGCTGAATCAATGCTTAATGGGCGTTGATAGTAAAGATTGATTGTTGTAGAAGCGACAGTCTGATTAATATTGACTTGATATGTGCCTGCTTCATTGACGTTATTACCAGCACCAGTCAACATCGCTACGATTTTAGTTCCTGCTGTGATGCCTGTGCCACTAAGGGTTTGCCCTACATTGATTGCACCAGAGCTGATGCCTGTAACAGTCAGAATATTGCCTGAGATTGAGCCTGTAATGATTGCGCCAATTTGACCACCAGGGCCAATCGTGTATTGAGTCTGTCCTGCAACAATAGGAAACACAATCTCATTCTTGTAATAGACCATCATTTCTTCGTTTGACCATTGATCTACAAGGTCATTAAGCATATCAAAAGCATCTTGAGCAGCTTCAGGAGTTGGAGTTTCACCAGCTTCTAATGCGCCAATATCTTTTAATGCACGAGAAATAATGTCAATTGGTGCCGTCATTTTACATTCCTACTTTGAATACTTGGGGTTGCCAAGGTGGGATTACTTTATTTTCTAATGTTTCTAATTGTTCTTTTAAACGCTCAGTAATGTGGCATTTGCCGTCTTTTTGAGTTTCTTGTTCAATCCAGCTTGCTACCATTTCTTCTGTTACTTGTTCAAATGCTGTCTTAGCAGTAGGGCAGTCAAAATACCAATTACCCTCAGTTTCTACTGATTTATCGTCTTGTGTAGCTGTGACATGATAACGAGCATGAGTAATCACGCCATCTTTAGCAGAAACTTCTAGGATTTTCCAAGTAAACATTATTTGATAGCGTTTTCAAATGGTGTTAAATCATTAGAACCGTAATATTCTGCACCTTTTGCAATTTGAATTTCAAGATGAGCTTTGTTACGAGCTACAGTATCAGCCCATTCTTCATCTGTCATTTTTTCAGGCTTACCAGCTTGCAAAAGATGGACTGAATCCATCGCAGCGGAATAGTCTTGTGCTACTTGTTGTTCGTGTGTCATTTCAATCATTTTATGCTCCTAATTTAGCTTCTAAAGCGGTTACTTTTGCGTTTAGTTCTTTAATTGCATTTACTAAATGCCAAGTGATATTGCTTGCATCAACTGACATTACACCAGTAGATTCTATTTTTACGCAATCAGGCAATACTTCAATGAGTTCTTGGGCGATTGCGCCAAGTTGAACGCCAGCGATATTAATAGCATTTTCTTTTGGCAATTCTGTTACTTCATTTGCTGTGCGGTATTCAAAGTTACGCACTTTGATTTGTGTAATCTTGTCTAAACCATCGTTGTTATCAACAATATTTTTCTTTAAACGCTGGTCAGATGTAATAGACCATAGTGTTGAGTTATTGCCTTGATATACACCACCGTTATTAGGATTAATAAGTCCTGTATTTGCTCCTTTACCACTTGGCCCATTTGTTGCAATAACAATTTCAGAATTTACGCTACCACTAGATGCTGTTGATGCAGCGCCAATATAAATTCCATTAGAACCTGTTGTTAAAGCATTAGCAGAAGAAACTCCAATAGCAATAGCAGAAGCAGCAGTTGTTCCGCTATAAAGTGCGTTATAACCTACAGTAGTATTGCTTGCACCTGTAGTATTACTGTAACTAGCAGAATAACCTACTGCTGTGTTATTAGATGCGGTGGTGTTTGATTGAAGTGCATTATATCCAACTGCTACATTTAAACCACCAGTAGTATTTGCTGATAAAGAAGAAGAGCCTATTGCAGTATTTGGCGCACCGCTAGTATTTGCTTTTCCTGAACCCCATCCAACAAACACATTTCCATAAGTGCCATCAGTATTGTTATAACCAGCTTGATAGCCGATAGCTGTAGCATAATTACAAGTTGAGTTATAACCAGCTTGATAACCAACAAAAGCATTTTGCGAAGCGTTGTTTAAATAGCCAGCCTGATAACCTAAATAAGCATTACTATTTCCTGTAGTATTACTATACCCAGCCTGATATCCAACTGCTGTGTTATTAGATGCGGTGGTGTTTGATGCTAAAGCACTTGTTCCTACTGCGGTATTAGAACCACCAGTAGTGTTTGCGTTTAATGCTGGATAACCAAATGCAGTATTGTTTGAGCCTGTTGTGTTTGCCGCCAAAGCACCACGACCAAAAGCATTATTGCCTGAACCAGTGGTATTTTGTTGCAAAGCATAAAAACCAAAAGCAGAGTTATTTGCACCGCTTGTATTAGCGTATAACGCTTGATAACCAAAAGCCTCAATTGATGAAGCAGAATTTGAATTAGCCGCCTGATAACCAACAACGGTGTTGTTTGCGTTATTACCACCACCCTTACCAACAGTAAGACCTGATATAGAAGCATCATTAGCTACAGTTAAAGTTGTGCCGTTAAATGTTAAGTTAGCTGATGCTGACTCTAGACCACCTGTTCCTGTATAAACTACTCGACCTGCTGTTAGGCTTGAGTTAGTAATAGAAGTAGATGCGCTAAGACTTGTAAATGCGCCTGTATTAGGTGTTCCTGAGCCAATAGTGCCAGGTGCTGTATAAGCACTTGATGCAAGCATAGTGTTTGTAACTGTGCCTGTATCGCCTGTAGTTACAAGATTGCCGTTTACTGCTGGCACGTTCAGCGAGAAGTTAGTAGCTGGATTAGGGCCAACTAAGGCTACTTGCCCACCTGCTGTTGCTTGAAAGACTAATTGACCCATGATTTTTTCCTATGGTGCTATATAAATAATAGAGCCTGTGCTTAAAGCTCCTGTTGATGGATTGTATTTTAGCGTAGAAGATGCTGTTTTTAAAGCTGAATTACCGCCTGTTGCGCTGACAAAAGTGACGTAATAGTTAGCGTTTGTGCTGGCATCGGCTACAGCTACGTTTGTTGCATTTGTCGCTGTTGTTGCGCTTGTCGCTGATGTTGCTGTTGCAGCATTACCGCCAATTGACAGACCTGATGCTGTTCCTGTCAGTCCTGTTCCTGCACCGCTAAACGATGTAGCAGTTAAAACGCCTGTAGAAGGCACAAAACTGATCTTTGTAGAGCTAGTTGTTGCAGCGTTGTTGCCTGTCGTATTTAACGATAAAACAGGGTAATAAGTTGACACAGAGCTAGTATTGTCTGTGATCGCAATATTTGTAGCGTTTGTCGCTGTTGTCGCACTTGTAGCACTTGTAGCTGTTGCTGCGTTGCCATCAATACTTGTGCCTGTTAGCGTAATTGATGCGCTTGCACGATTTAAAGCAATAGCAGTTGTGCCAACATAAACAGTTGAATTGCCTAAAACGCCACTTGGTATTGTTCCTGATAGATTACCTGCTGTAAGACTTGTTAAGCTTGCGCCTGATCCGCTAAACCCTGTCGCTGTAAATACGCCTGTAGAAGGGTTATATTGCAGTTTAGTAGAGCTTGTGTATTCAGTTGATAAGTTTCCGCTTGTTTGATTAGCAAACAAAGGATAACGAGTGCCATTTGTAGTGGTGTCATCTGTAACAGTCGCATAAGCGGTTGGTGTAGTCCAAGTAGGAGTTCCTGTGCCTGCTGAAGTTAATACTTGACCTGTTGTGCCTGCTGCTGTAAAGCTTGTAGTGCTTGCGCCTGATTGGTAAGGAATAGCGCCTGCTACGCCACCAGCTAGATTTGTAGAAGTTGTCGCTGTTGAAGCTGAACCTACTGACAAAGTGCTTTGAGCTACATATTGTGGTGCTGTTCCGCTAGATGTTAAAACATAATTTGCAGAGCCAATACCTAAGAAAGTTGTTGCGCCTGCTCCTGATTGGTAAGGCAAAGAGCCTGCTAAACCACCAGCTACGTTTGTTGCTGTTGTAGCACTAGCTACTGCGCCACTTACGATTGATCCTGATATTGATGTAATCCAGCTAGGATTTGAGTAGCTACCAGTTGTATATACGCCATTTGTGACAGTTGCAGCGTTGCCTGAGATGCTAATACCCCATGTGCCACTTGCGCCTGTGCCTGTCGTGCTAGGTGCGCCAATCGTGTTATATGAGATAGTTTGAGCTGCTGAACCGTTAAAAGTAGTGCCAGAAACTGCGCCTGTGCCACTATTGTTAAAAGTCACGCTATTTGTTACTGAACCTGCTGTCGTTGCAGATGTTGCAGTTGCAGCATTACCACCAATAGATAGACCGCTTGCTGTGCCTGTTAAACCTGTGCCAGGGCCACTAAATTGAGTAGATGCTGTGATAGTAGTGCCACCAACTGTAGAACCGCTTATAGGCGTTCCTGTGATGCTGCCACCAGTTATTGATACGTTATTAGCGTTCTGTGTGGACATCGTGCCAAGACCGCTTACTTGCGTATTGGCAATAGCAATAGATGTGTTTGTTACGCTGGTTACTTGACCTTGAGCATTAGTTACAAATACAGGAACTGCACTTGCAGAGCCGTATGTGCCTGCTGTGCCTACGTTTGTAATGCTAAAAGTATTAGATGCTAAGGTTAATCCTGTGCCTGCAAAATAAGTCGCAGAGCCTGAGAACTGCACCCAAGGCATCGCTGTGACATTAATTGTGCCTGTCTGTGTTGCTGTGCAAACCCAACCTGTGTCTGCTTGACCGCCATTTAAAACGACTGTGTATGCGCCTGGCACTTCTGACCAAACATCCATATCAGTAGATCGAGTCCAAGTGCTTGCAGATGCAATATAGATGCCATTATATTGGCTAGAACCTTGATTCTTGACAAGAACACGATCACCAGCTAGGGTTGTATAGCCATCAATTGTTTGAAGCCCTGAGAGCGTGATATTCGCTGTTGTAGCGACTGCACAAGCAGCTTTAGGGCCAAGACCCTGCGCTACAGTATCAACATAAAACTTATTAGCAATGTCAGTATTAGAGCTAGGTGTAGTGCTAATCTGACCTGTCGTTGCTGATACATTAGTAAATACCCCTGTAGATGGGCTTGTAGCACCAATCGTAGTGCTATCAATCGTGCTGTTAGTAATGATTAACCCTGATTGAACAGGGTTTATCGTGGCATAAAAAGGCATATTCTGCCCGATGAACGTATTAAACGTGCCATCGAGATTAAAATATGCCTGAACAGGCAATAGATTCTGAGTTACAGAATCATTGATGTTAGCCATGATCTACCTTTAATAGGCGATACAGTTAACTAAAACTACATCTCCAGCAGACATATTGGCAGCAGCACCTGTTGTAACAGAATAGCTAGTGAATGTAACTGAGGTTGCTGTGCTTCCTGTTAATTGCAAAAATACAGCATTACCGCTTGTTACATCAGCAGCAAATCCTAACCAACCATTAGGGGCTGTAGGAAGATTAATAGTTCCGTTAGCTGCGCCACCTGTGCCGACTGTTACTTTAAAGCAAAAAGTATTGTTAGCAAGAATAGTAGGGCTAGTTCCCCAGCCTGAACCTAAAGTAGGGCTAGTGCCTGAAATTAATAAATTGCCTTCAACAGCTAAACTGCTGGCATTTAATGGTGTCTGTAATGGATTGCCACCTTGTCCATATAAGCCTAAACAGTTGCCATTGGCATCATATTCAGCTTGAACTGGCAATAGATTTGTGACTGAGCTACTTGCTACGCCTGGATTTGACATAATTTATCCTTAGTTCTGATCTACCATAGGCAATACATATAGCGTATTAGCTGTTCCAACGGCTGTAATAGCAAAGCTAGGCGGCACAGCAAGCACAGTAGGCTGTGACATTGATACGCCTAAAACAAAGCTTTGTGAGCTATTTCCTGCAGTAGGAAGAACTGCAGCAGGAGCTGTAGTAGTTGTTCCTGCAACGGCTGGAGCAATAGTAATAGCGATAGGTGTTGTACCTACGTTTAAAAAGCCACAAAAGTTCGGCTGATCATTACCATTAGGGGTAATAGTTACAGAAGTCGAGCTAGTTGTAGTTACTGCAATCGCTGTTGTTGGGCCAACAAAGCGATAAGCTGATACGTTAGCCATGTTTTAGTCCTTAAGCAGCGTTTGTAGGCAAAACTGTGCCTTCTAAGCGGTCACAAGCAATAACATAAGTGCCAGCAACAGGAGTAGCTGAAGAACCTGTAGAGTTTGTAAATTGAACGCTAAGTACATTAGCAGCAGAAACCCAAGCATTAGCGATGCCAACACCAGTAGTTTGTGCGCCAAGCAATGAAAT